TGATCAACACCGCTCACCCCATCGTGAACGGCACGTTCAGCAACCAGTTGGCCACCGCCGCTGTGCTTTCGCAAACCTCCCTTGAGCAGATGCTTATCCAAGTACGCCAAGCTGTGGACAACAACGGCAAGAAAATCCGTCTGGTGCCCAAGCAGCTCGTCGTGGCTCCCGGTAACGTCTTCCAGTCGGAAGTGTTGCTGAAGTCGGTCCTGCGCGCAGGCAACGCCAACAACGACGTCAACCCCATCAAGTCCATCGGCTTGCTGGACGGCGGCGCTACTGTGCTGTCTCGTCTGACCAGTGCCAACGCATGGTGGGTCCAGACCGATGCTCCCGAGGGCCTGAAGCTCTTGATGCGTCGTCGTCTGGAGAAGACCATGGAAGGCGACTTCGAGACCGACTCGATGCGCTACAAGGCCACTGAGCGTTACGACGTCGGATTTACCGACCCACGCTGCCTTTATGGGACACCCGGTATCTAATACCGGCCAAGGTCTTGGCGGGGGGCCTTAATCCCCCGCCCCATTTTTAACATCGGTCAAACTTTTCAAGGAGCAGACCATGCCTCAATTCTCAGACGACCTTTTTCTAGGCCCGGCCCAAACCTACATGGGCACCGGACTGCGCTCCTACACCCTTACCGCTACTGGCGGCACCGGTGGCACGTCATCGTCAACCTTAACAATTACCGCTCTCAACTCCGGTAACCCAATTGTTTTGGGTATGTACGTTGACGGTTCAAGCGTAACCGACGGCACCTACATCACGGCCTTTGTTACCGGCAACGGTGGAACGGGTACTTACACGCTGAACCAAGCAATTAACATCGCCAATACCACCGCGTTGACCTTGCACGGTAATGTCGCATTTGACAACCCGTCCCCTATGGACTTGGGCATTGGGCCACTGGGACGTATCTACGTCTGGGACGTTGTTCCCCAAGCCGCAGTCACCAACAACATCGCCGCATCGCAAGCACCTGCTGCCGCTGGCGCTTTGACGTTGACCGCTGGCACTTCCGTGAAGTCTGTGGTTCGCACCGACGGCACGACCGTGCTGCAGTTGGACCTGCCCCGCGCAGTTAAAGTGAACAGTTCTACTACGGCCCGCGCGTTTACCGTGAGTGGTTACGACTACTACGGACAAGCAATGAGTGAAGTTATCACGGTGGTTACTGCCGCAACTGCTGTAACTGGTTTGAAGGCTTTCTACCAAATCAGTGGCGTGACTATTGCTGGCTCTGCAACTGCTGTTGTGGTTGGTACCAGTGACGTTTTGGGCCTTCCGGTCCGCGTGTTTAACGTGGCCTACGTTGCCAGCGTGAAGTCCAACAACACCTTGGCACAAGACGCGGGCACCTTTGTGGCTGCGGATACCGCCACGGCGACCACTACCACTGGCGACGTTCGCGGCACGTATGCACCTGCTACGGCTTCAAATGGCATCGTTCGCACGACGATGGGCATCTTGTTGCCAGCTATCGCGGTTGGACCTAACGCTACCCGCGTTGGCGCCCTCGGTGTCACCCAAGCATAAGGAGTAGATCATGGGCCAATTCAAACCAATGGTGAAGATGGAGACCACCGAGCCTTCGGTAATCTTGAAGCTGAAAAAGGGCGGTCACGTCGCAATGGACAAGGACGACAACGGCCACACCAACATGAAGGGTAAAAACTTCATGAAGGGAGGCAACGAAGAGTCTTGCGAAGACGGAGCTTCGCCCAAGAAGCCTTCGATGTCGGACCGCCGCAAGGCCATGTCCGGCTCTATGATGAAAAACGGCGGCAAGGTCGAGAAGAAGGCCATGGGCGGCATGATGGGCGCGCCAGCGATGGCCGCACCCATGGCTGCCCCTATGGGCGCTCCTATGGGTGCTCGTATGGACCCCCGCAAAGCGGCCATGATGAAGGCCTTGCTGGCCCGCAAGGCCGCTATGGGCGCGCCTGCGGCGCCTATGGTTGCCCCCGGTGGCATGCCCGCCATGAAGAAGGGCGGCAAGGCTGGCGACAAGTCGCAAGACAAGGCCATGATCATGAAAGCCTTTAAGCAGCACGATATGCAAGAGCATACGGGCGGCAAGGGCACCAAGCTCAAGCTGGCCACGGGCGGCCTGACCAACCCCATGAAAAAGGGCGGCAAGGTCTCGGGCGCGGCTATTGACACCGCGATGGACAAGACCACCGTTAAGGGTAACGAAGGCGCTTTTGTTAAAACCAAGATGGAGCGCAAGGCAACAAATCCCGGTTACGAGCGCTACGCTGCTGGCGGCACTGTGGAAGGCAACGAAAGCACCTTTGCCAATACCAAGATGGAGCGCAAGAAGACCAACCCCGGTTACGAGCGTTACGCAACTGGTGGCGTCGTAAACGGTATGGCTACTGGTGGCCTGACCAATCCGATGAAAAAAGGCGGGAAGGTTGACTTTGCAAACCGTCCTGCTAACACCAGCAAAGCCGATCCCGGCTACGAGCGCTACGCCACGGGTGGTCTGACCAATCCGATGAAAAAAGGCGGTGCCGCAAAAAAGCATTACGCCACGGGGGGCAGTGTTAGCACTGGCCATGCCGTGGCAATGCCAAAGCGCCCTGTTTCCCAGCCGGTAAGCAACAGCCGTCAATCGGGCACCTTCAAGAAGGGCGGAACGGTCGATATTGAGCTGATAGACGCATCCAAAGGCGCCTACGACAAGGCAATTGGGCCGGGGGAAGACGAGATGGAGATGGCAAAGGCTTTCCGCGACCCAGTGGGGAGCGTAAAGAAATTGCTAGGCATCGGCTCCAAACCAACGGAAAAACAGGTCATCCACACCGGTGGCTACAAAAAAGGCGGCAACGCCAAGTGCTGATAGGTAAGGGGCTTAAAATGCCCCTTACTTTTAATTGGAGAACATCATGGCTGACGCAGTAACGAGTCAAACTTTAATGGATGGCGAGCGCTTGGCCATCATGAAATTCACGAACATCAGTGACGGTACCGGCGAGACTGCGGTCACAAAAGTTACCGCATCCAGTTTAGCGGCCAGCGGCTCCGGAAAGGCCTGCTCTGGGGTAATCGTAAACAAAATAATGTCTGTTTGCCACGGCATGGAAGTGCGGATGTACTGGGACGCGAGCACGGACGTGCCTTTCTTTTTGTCCACTGTCAACACCAATTACGAAAACGACTTCTCCAAAATCGGGGGTATCCAGAACAACTCTGGTACCGGCAAGAACGGGAACATTGTGTTTAGCACGGCTGACGCCTCCTCAGGGGACACGTACACCGTGGTCCTTGAGATGATCAAGACCTACGCCTGATCATGCCAAGCAAATCCCCCGCCCAACACCGCCTGATGGAGGCCGCTGCTCATACCAAGGGCGGCTTTGGTGGCGTGCCGCAGAAGGTCGGCAAGGAGTTTGTCAAGGCCGACAGCATGAAAAAGGGTGGGGTGGTTAGCTCTCTGAAAAGAGACGGATTCTACGAGGCCGGGAAAAGTAAATCAGAACGCCTGAATATCATTAACGATGTAACAACTAAACCTCAAAGGCTGGAAATGGTTGATAAATTATTTTTAGCAAAGAAGATGAAAGCAGGCGGCTTGTACGCCAACATCCACGCCAAGCAAAAACGCATCGCCGAGGGTTCCGACGAGCGCATGCGCAAGCCGGGCAGCAAGGGCGCACCAACTGCCGAGGCCTTCCGTCAGTCTGCAAAGACCAAGAAGATGGCCGATGGCGGCATTGCCAGCCTCGGCGGCATGACCTCCAGCACCCCCAACACGCCCACGGTGGCCTCGCGCGACAACAGCCGAGAGCTGCAGCCCCCGCAAAAGCCGCTGGGTAACCCCCAGCAGATGGCCGATGGCGGCTCCAAGGGTGGGGATGGCGAGCAGTTTTATGGGTACAAGAAGGGCGGCCAAGTTACTACCCGCAAGGTATCAACTTGCGCTCCTTCCAAGAAATCTTCTAACTGGTAAACGCCATGGCAAAGAAGGACAAGACCCCCTCTTTGGCCGTAGGCCGGGGCGAAAAGCTGTCCGTTGCCAAGGGTGCGGGCCTTACTGCAAAAGGCCGCGCCAAGTACAATCGGGAGACGGGCTCGAACCTTAAAGCCCCCCAGCCCAAGGGCGGCGCCCGCAAGGATTCATTTTGCGCCCGCATGAGCGGCGTGGTGGAGCATTCCAAGGGTGACGCGCCCCGCGCGAAGGCATCATTAAAACGCTGGGATTGCCCCGGCTGGTAAGGAAACACTATGGCCTACTCGGGCACCGTTGGTCAGACCGTAATCTCAGTACAGACGCTCATCGACCATGGTGCCCGGCGCTGCGGTAAGCTGGCCGAAGAACTTACGGTTGAGCAGGTGCAGTCGGCCAAGGAGTCGCTGTTTTTCTTCCTTTCCAACTTGGCCAACCTTGGCATCAACTACTGGGCCATCAACAAGACCGTAATCGGCCTCAACGCCAACCAGTACATCTACAGCCTGCCGGTGGGCACCATAGACGCCCAGAACGTGCTGTACCGGCAGATGAACCGCCCTGTGGGCAATTACACCACCTCCGCAGGCGGGGTGGTGGCCAACGTCTACGACGGCGACACAGCCACCTACTGCCAGCAGACTTCCAGCAACGGCAACATCGCCGTGATCTACGGCACCAACGACCCCCAGTACATCGGCTCCATCGGCTTCCTGCCCTACGTGTCGGGCGGCGGCAGCGCTACGTGGGGCTACGTGCTGGAATACTCTACGGATGGGTCTACGTGGAGCGCTCTGGCCACGGGCACCAACGTGGCCGTGTCGGATATGCAGTGGGTGTGGACGGACATTGACCCCGGCCAGAACGTGAACTACTACCGCATGCGGGCCACCGGCAACACTACGCTGGCGCTGCGGGAGCTGTACTTTGGAAACAACTCGCGCGAGCTGCAGATGGCCCGCCTGAACCGCGACGACTACACCAACCTGCCCAACAAGAACTTCACGGCCAACCAGCCCTTCCAGTTCTGGTTTGACCGCACGATCCCCCAGCCCACGATGTACCTGTGGCCGGTGCCCTCGGACCCCTTTGTGCAGATGACGGTGTGGTACTCCCGCCAGATCATGGACGTGGGCGCCCTGAACGGCGAGCTGGAAGTTCCACAGCGCTGGTATGAGGCTGTGCTGATGAACCTGTCCCACCGGATGAGCCTTGAGCTCCCCGGCGTGCAGCTCGACCGTATTGGCTACCTTGAGAAGATGGCGGCCCAGTACTTGAACGACGCCGAGTCGGAAGAGCGCGACAAGTCGCCGATCTATCTCGCCCCTAACATTTCAGTTTACACACGATAATGCCCCGTTTCCTTGACACCGAAGGCAATGCTTCCCTAGCCATCGGCGTCTGTGACCGGTGCAAGATGAAGCGCGCGTTTTCCTCGATGGGCTCGGACCCTAACTTCCCGGGCCTGCGCGTGTGCGACCAAGGCTGCGCGGATCAGCTTGACCCGTACCGGCTCGCCGCGCGCCAGACAGAGCGGATAAACTTGCGTTTTCCGAGGCCCGATGTCAATATTGACGTGGTGCCGGATGGCATCACGACGGGCGGCACCAACGACTACGTCTTGTCGCCTGAGCAGAACACGCAGATTCCCACGAACAACGGCAACCTCGACACCCTCAGTCCATCACCGGGGCAATAATGGCAAACGTAACAATTACCCAACTCCCATCGGCTGGTGCTATTACAGGCACCGAGTCGGTCCCTATTGTCCAAAATGGCGTCACGGTGCAGACTACAACGGCGGCGATTTCAGCCTCCCCGTCGCAGCCTTACACCTACCTAACCGTTGTCCAAACACCTCAGTTGGCCAACAGCCGATATTTTGGCGCAACCAATGGCCTGACCATCACCGATGGCGGTGCGCAGGGCGTATTTAATGTCACGACTACGGGTGCCCTTTTGTCGTTGGTGAACTCCAGCACGGGGTTCCAAGTTAAGACTTCCGCAACAGCGATAACAAACAGGCAAATTGATGTAAATACCGCAAACCTTTCCATAACCAATGCAGACGGAATTTCAGGCAACCCAACGATTTCCGTTGCCACCAATCCAATTTTCTCTGGGATTGCAACTGCGGGGTCGTTCAGCGGGGCGGGAACAGGCCTTACAGGCACCGCAGCAGCGTTATCCATAGGCGGCAATGCCGCCACCGCTACCACCGCCGTAACCGTCCCTGTGCGCACCACGGTGCTTGCTGACGGGACCTCGGTCACCGTAAACGTGGACGCCACGGACTTGGCGGTGCAAACCAACACCCAAGCCGCTGGCACGTTAACCGTAAACGCACCCACGGGGACACCCATAAACGGCCAAAAATTCATCCTGCGCCTGCAATGCACCAACGCCCAGACATTCTCTTGGAACGCCATATTCGCCGGGTCTACGGACCTCATATTGCCAACAGCAACCACCGGGACTTCCAAGTACGACTACGTCGGGTTCATCTACAACTCAACGGCAGCCAAGTGGCAGTTGCTGGCTAAAGTATTTGGGTTCTAGCCATGGCAACTTATTATTGGGTTGGTGGAACTGGAACTTGGAGTGGAACAGGAAACACGCAGTTTGCTATAACTTCAGGCGGGGTTGCTACTGTTTTAAACCCTACCGCTGCTGACACAGTTAACTTTGATGCCAACTCAGGCACGGCGGCTACAGTTACGGTTACGTCTACTGCGGTATCTTTGAGCACCACAATTAACAAGGCAGACATTAATTTATCACTATCTGGAAATCCCACGTTATGCACAGCAGCAGGTACTTGTACGCTTACTGCGGGAACTATAACGCTTAACACTTTTACGCTGACTACAGGTTTGTTTTCCTCAAACAATACAAACGCACGAACAATAGCGTTTGGATCAGGAAATATTACCGTTAATGCTGTATCTGGAACTGTGTTTTCTGGCCCAACATCTACCAACACTGGGCTAACAATTACTGGAACGGCTCAAGTTAATGTAACGGGTAACGGCACAACTACAAGAACCGTTAACCCCGGAAATTC